TGCGCGCGAATCCACGCAGACAGCGCAGCGTAGAACAACGTAGAGAACCAGCTTGGCCCGACTTCCGGAAAGCTCATCGTCATGTCATCACTATTATCATGCATGCACCGCCTGTCAAGAGGCACGGGTAAGTTTTGGCGTTGACTGCATTCTCGTTCATGGCCATACTGCAACAGTCTCACGGAGAAAACAATGAAATTCACGTTCGATACGTTGCAAGAAGAACAGGCGGACTGGGCGCTCAAGAACTTTGGCGCACATGAGCCTTGGAGGCCGCTGATGGGAATGTGCGAGGAACTCGGAGAACTCGTCCAGGCGCTCCGCGACGAGGACGACGCAGGCACGCTGGACTCTGTTGCGGACACTGTAATATTCTCCTCAGACTTCTGCACATGCATGGGGTGGAGTCTGTCTGATGTTGTAGACAGCCTGTCTGACGGCGTAGACTTGGTGGAATATTCATATCCGGACGAGGTCAATATCCCCATTCTGGGAGGATCTCTGCTTAGCCGCATAGGAAAGATTCAACACCACTACCTGAAGCACATTCAGGCCATCCGCACCAATGAAGACCATCTCGAAGGCATACGGGTAAACCTCGTTGGAATATTCTCGTGCCTGTCTGCGCTTTCCGAGAAACATTACAACAAAACGCTGCTGGAAGTGACGGGCCCTGTTTGGTCCATCGTTCGCCAGCGTGACTGGACCAAGAACAAAGTGGACGCTACGAGTCCCGCCGCCTAGTTCAGGCGACTACACGCACTCTCAAGGTACGATAATCTTAGGAGACACAGCCTCACAATCCTCCAACGAGGCCGAGATCCGCTTGGCTGACTCGCTATCTGGTACATGAACTACTGTAATCGTTTTCTTATCTGAATCCACGTTGATGTCAAAGTGCAGTTTTATGTACAATGCTGCGTCCGGAAAAGCTATGATCTCCTCAAATATCTTACCTAACGTAAGGTACTTTCTGGTTAGTTCTTCTTCCGTAAGAGCAGGAGCACCCGTGTTGTCTGTGGTCATATTTCTGTCTTTCGTTTCGTACTAATCTTATTCATCAGGACTTGAGGACAACAGTCCTAAACCCAAGCGCTCTAAGTCTTCCAAGCTCATGCGATAAATTATCGTCTCGCTGAAGCCATTAGCGGCACGCCGTAACTCTAGTATTTCCGTATGAATCTCAGCCGCCTTTTTGCATACGGTGGTGAGCATGTCCGCCCTCCAGCCTCTAGGTGTAGAGAAGGTCTGGACAAACGCAGCAATGACTGCTTCAGCAGAGGTATCCTCAAATCCGTCTTTGATGTGGTTCATTATGTCCACATATTCCTGCTCCAACAAAGAGGCACGCTCATACAGGGCGTGACGAACAACATGTCCTGGGTAGGCGAACTGCCAAGATCCGTTGCTGATATCCACTACATTTGGTTCAGGTTTACTCATTTTAAGTGGGACACCTTGTTCTGCTTAACCACAGTCAACGTATTAGGGAAGTACTCCCTAAGGCTTTGATTATGTGTGACACAAAATATGCTGCCGAAGTTGGCACTCTGCTGGGTAAGGAGGGACACAATACCACCTAATCCGGAGTTGTCAATATTTTCAAAAGGCTCGTCCATGAAACGAAAGTTTATGCTTTTGCTTGATCTGGAAGCCGCTAAGTCTCCTAGGGCCAACGCAATACAAACATCAGCGCGTGCCTTCTCCCCTGAGCTAGATCCTTTATAGGTAGTCCCGCCATCTTTGTGTTCCACCTTAATGGAGAATATACCCTTGGTTTTACCATTCCTCTGGATTTTTTCTGTCTCAAACTCAATCTTCATGTCCCCCGACGTGGCTATGTCGGCGTACTGCTGTACCTTTCGGTTAAGTATTGGCGTAACATGTCGCAGTAAGTGGGGGCGCAATCCCTGCGCTCCAAATGCTTCATTCCAAAACTCTAGCTGTTCTAGTTTCTTGGTAGCTTGTGCAAGCGAAGCAGATTGCTTAGCAAGAACAGCCTCTTGATCCATCAGCAACTTCTGGTCTCTCTCAAGAACAGGCTGTAACTCGCATGTCCGCTCACTCTCAACTCGCAAGGCTTCTACAGACTGTTCATAGGCAGACATCTTAGCTATGTACAGCAACTTATTCGACTTAGCTGTGAGAATTTTAGTGTCCAAGCTAGAAATGTTCTGTGCAGCGACAGTTGCCTCCTCCTTCAACTTATTCAAGTGGGTGGTGAGATCACTCTTAGTAGTTTGAGCCAGACGTGACTGCCTAATCTCTTCTGCCGTAAGTATAAGTATGTCACTGTTTAGTGTGTCTATTTGATCCTGCAAAGAAGCCTGCAATGATTGCTTGTGCGTGTCCCCAATCTTCTGTCTACACTCTGTGCACACTCCGCTAAGAGAAGAGACTTGTTTGTGCTCACTAACAAGGTGATTCCGCTGAAACTCTAAGTGCTGCTTTTGAGAAGTAATGAGGGTTACAGCGTCATTAAGGCGCCGTACAACACCCTGTGCGTAACTCTGTTCTTTATTGTACTCAAGGCCCAGTTCAGTGTATAAGGAAGCAGCAAGTTTACGCTCCGAAACTAAGTACTCCAACGGAGGAACTTCGGGCAACCTCTCTAGGGCGATCTGTGCAGTCTGTACAACCTTCTCAGCGTGCTTCACTTGATCTGCCTTGTTGATAGCAAACTGAGCTATCTGGTCAGTGATCAATGCTATAGAAGTACGACGTTGCTCCGCTTGTACTTCTCCAATGTGTATCTCCCTCGATAAACTGGAGATTTCATTGGACAGCTCCTTTGCCTCTTCTTTAGCTAACTTATGAGAATCGGCAAATACCTCCAACTGAAGCAGGCGTTCCAGAATATTCTTGATCGCTCCGTCTGTAAGTTGTGCTATCTTAATCGAGCTTCCAGGCATCATGCACTGAAAGGTTTGAAAGTCAAGATCTAGTATTCTAAGAATTCTGTCTTGGGTAGCCGCTACAGAAGCTTGGGAGGAGGGTTCTCCGTTGATGGTGAGCATCAGTCCATTGTGGGGGTCGAGTTCCTTACAAGCCCGGTAACGAAGAACCTCATACACACTTCCAGCATCTTCAAACACAACAGTAACCTTGCAGTCCTTGTTTACAGTATAGTTGATCACTTCATCGTCTTTGATGCCCTTGATCGTTGCTCCCCACAACCCCCAGCAAAAGGCGTCCAATAATGAGCTTTTTCCTGCCCCATTGGAATCCTTACTGCGGGTGCCCTGATTCTCTCCCAGGACAAGGGTGAGGCCTTGGTCCTCTAAGACGAACACCTCGTCCTTGAAGGACATGAAGTTCTCTATGTGAACATGCTTAAACCTCATGAATCAGCGTCCTCCGAGGCAAAAGGGAGGTTCAACTGAGCACCTGCTGGATCCGAGACCTGTTGCAGGGGAAAGTCTGCCTTTGTGACCACAGCAGTCAGCACTACCGCATAGGTGCCAGGATCTAGTTTAGTTCCCTCAATGTTCTCCAAGCGGTTCAGTGTAGCACCATACACAACTTGAGATAGCGAGTATGGTGCTCCATCTGAGGGGACTTCCACCCCGACTTCAGCATTGATTACAAATACCCGCTGATCATCCACTGCGGTAAGGTGTAGATTGTCATATCCACTCATACTTTTTCTCCTAGAACTTTTTGCAAAATTGCGTTACCCACCGAAAGTAACTCTTGGTCATTGTCCCCGTGTAATCGGACCCACTCTGTAATCATCTTAGCAGGATCAAACAGTTCTTTTGGAAGCTCGGGGTTTTCTGAAACAGTCTCCTCCAGTACCTCTACCTGTGAAGATAACTCACGGGCAGCGGTTTCTAGTGAGTCAGATTTAGAGCCATTCGTCAGCACACGGATAAACACATTACCTTGAACATTTTTCAAGTCTTTTTTGTTCTGTACCTTGACAAACTTTGACGCGAACACAGTGGGTATCTGTGTTACAACAGGTTGCCGTGTACTGGAAATTTCTACATCTAGAAAGCCCCTCACATCCCCACAATCCCCCCAGTTGTGCTGCTGGGCAGCCCCTATGTACCAAGCATTTCGTCCAAGCTTCTGGTGCTTGTGAAAGTGTCCAAAGAGACTAATGCCAAACAACTCTGTGTGTAAGTCCCTAAAGTCTACGTCCTTGTTGGATAGCATCACATAGTCTGCTCCTACGGTTGCTCCCTGAATCCCAAGATGCCCCAACAACATTGTAAGCCGAGAGTCCTCCACAGTACTAGCTGCATGTTCAATGTTGGCTAAGAACTGGTTATTGGGGAAGTCTGGATCATAAGGCAAAGCATACACAGATACCCCAGTGTCTAGGTGGTTCCATCCAGGATCAAGAATGTCAACCTCTGGAAGGTACTGCAAGTGATCTTGTATGGTCACACAGCCTTCACGATCTGCATAATCATGGTTTCCTGTCAACAAATACAAGTGAATTCCGTGGCTACTAAACTTTGACAGTTCTTCAGTAATGATAGATACAAGCTCAGTATCCACACGTCCACGCTCATGAAACAAGTCTCCACCAAAGAACACCGTGTGAACTTCATTATCATGTGCGTAATTTCGGATCTCCCGCACCGTCATAATGGTATCTACCAGCCTAGAATTAAGCATTGGATACTTCGACGGATACTCCAAATCATCTGGGCAATCAATATACTTAGAGCCAAACTGAAAGTTGTGGGCGTGTAGATCGGAGAACAGTACAAACCTAGATGTTGACATCAATCACTCCCACCCTGTCCACTGCGCGTCGGAGTCTGTGAGGCTGGGCTAACCCTAGCTAGCGGGCCGAAGTACAGGACTAGCTTTGGCGGCGCGTCCCCCCACACGCGTGGTCCGTGCGTTGAGCCTGGCGGTCGCCGTGCCGATCTTCCGGTTGTGTATCCGATGGTCCGATAGCCTGCGCGCCTGTAGCAGGCGCCTGCTACCGGTGAACAAACGGCTGAGGGCAAGACCATGGTCTCCCAATGGACAACGGTCTCGTTGTAGCGCCGCATCCACTCGGCGGCAGCGATGGGGCGTAGTGCGCGCAGGATGGACGAGGCGCGCGACGCGCCGGGCGCTTCGAGGCGGAAGATGAAGTCGCAGACGGTGCCTGGCAGCGGACGGGCGTCGGCGATACCGAGGCGGCGCCGCGCGGCCAACTTGTACGGCGGCTCGCCAAGCCCAAAATACCCGCGCATACGATCGCCATCCCAAATCTCGAACGCTAGTTTTCGCCCAGGTGGGGCTCCACGGCTGCCCGTGTAGTGCCGCCGGATGGCAGCGACGAGATCGCGGTCCCACGTCGAGATCGGGACAAAGGACAGGCCCCCTCGATGCTGAGCTTGCGGTAACGAAGTACGCAGAGGGCTGCTAGGCTTCTTGGCCATCTCTCACCACCTCTTCAATGCAGTAGGTATTACTTACCCTGGTTGAGCGCCTGTACTACAAGAGATTCAAGCTCCCGCAGCATGTCTTTGTCTTCTTTCAAAGCTGTAACAGCCTGGACCTTGCCTTGTCCAAGGCGGTGCTCGTTGTATGAGTACCAAGCACCTGACTTATCAATTAGGTTAAACTTCACTCCGTACTCGAACAACTCATTAATACGGCTAATTCCGCAACCAAAGGCATTATTGGCATACAGGTCAAACTCACAGGTATGTTGGGCAGTCCCCGCACACTTATTCTTTTCGATCTTAACCCTGGTTCGGTTTCCGATAACCTCATCCTCAGACTTGAGTGTAGCGATGCGAGAAATGCTCAGGCGAACTGAGGAGTAAAACTTCAAGGCTCCCCCACCACTGGTGGTTTGCTTTGCGCCAAACATTACCCCGATCTTGTCTCTAAGCTGATTTAGGAAAATCAGGGTTGTTCCCGTCTTGGCCAGAGCGCCCACTAGCTTTCTCAAAGACTGGGACATTAGTCTAGCCTGGAGGGCAACATGGCTGTCCCCCATATCTCCCTCTAGTTCCTTTGTGGGAACTAGGGCAGCTACTGAGTCGATTACTATGAGGTCATACACACTAGCTTGTGTAAGAATATCCACAATTTCTAGGGCTTCTTCACCGTTATTTGGCCTGTGCAAATCCATGGTGGACAAGTCTACACCCAACGCCGCAGAATACTCGGGATCAAAGGTCTGCTCTGCATCAATGAAGCAGCACAGCCCGCCCATTTTCTGACACTCTGCAATAGCGTGTAGCGCAAGAGTACTCTTCCCGCTGGCGTTCTGGCCATAGATTTCAATCACTCGGCCTTTGGGGTAGCCCCCGATGCCTAGTATCTTATCCAGACTAATTGATCCAGTAGGAATCACTTGATACTCTAGATTGGGAGTATCCTGTGCACTTTTAATGTCTGCACCAAACTGCTTCTTAATTGCAGCCAGTGCTTTCTTTCTTGCTTCTTGTTTATCCATGAGTTCTTTAGGTTTGGACGAAGAGGGCCCCTGCCCAGCTACCATGATGGAGCAGGGGCCCTCTTCCTATGGGGTACAGTTGTGAACTACGAAGCCATCTGCCTACGAAGCCTGGCCTCAAGGTCGTCAGCGTCACTAGTCTCGCCAAAGGCAGCTACTGGCTGATCATCTTCCACATAAGGATGTTCACAGACCTTAGCATCCTCTGCAAGTGAGGCCAGATCCGACGAAGCCAGCAACTCAACAAGCTGATCATCGGTCATCACAAAGCCCACATTCTCAAGGTCGGTCAACTCTTCATACTCTGGAGCAGCTGAATCCTTGATCAAGAGGGTCACTGCGTACCTAGTATTAAGACCCTTACCTGTCTTGTTGATCACCACATCCTTGCCCAGAACAGGATCGGAGATGTCCAGGTGGTTCGTTGCCATCTGAGTAAGCAGCTGGTTGAATACCGAAGGGCCTGCTGCGAACACCTGCACCTTAGTGGTGCCTGCCTTGAAGGGAACCTCGGACTCGGGATTATCCTTCTTAAACCGCGCAACGTCCCGCGCCGTCCATTCTGGATCCTCCAGGTTCACAATGTTCATGAGGTACGAAGTTGACGCACGAACCCGACTGTACCGCTCTTGTGCAGCGAGAGAACCCTTGTTTTCCTTCAACTTTCGTACAATGTCACACACACGACAGGATCCTCCCAACTTGGGTGTGTGCTCCGGGCACATTACAGGAGCCTTCTGGTCTGGATTAAGGTTCCAGTGTTGGCCTACCTCTCGCCAATATTGTCCGTAGAAGAATCCACCTTCGTCCTCTTCCCACCCAGGAAGAATGCGAATCGTGGTTTCTCCAGCCTGGGGCCTAAACCAGGTAATGAATGCCCGTTCACCAAAGTCAGCCGACTTGTTTGCCAACTCTGCTTGCTTATTCGCTACTTTTGACCAATCAATTGCCATTTTCGTTTCCTTTGTTTTCGTTACTTGCTGTTGTTCTTGCAGTTATCTTGCATAATATGAGGATTACTTGCCGCCTCGGCCCTAAGGTTAGCACCTAAGCTAATCAAGCAGTCCTTACGATGAATCATAGCATCGCGAGCGGCCTTAATCAACGCCGCTTCGGTCTTTGCTGAAAAATACTCATCCTGCTTCTGCAAGTATTCCTTGTGGGTGATAATCAAGTTCTTAACCTTGGCCTCAGTGGGCTTCACACCTGCCGCAGTAAGGTTATTCCTAGCCTGAACATCTAGAATGGCGTATGCCTTCTCCAAGTCAGCCTTCAATCGCTGCTCCACGTCGGACGCAATTTCATAGGCCGTCGAGTACCAACCATACTTTCTGGAATGCTCTGCAAACTCAGTGCTCAAGTCGGCCCGATTGATGTGCAGGTCCGCCAGCAAGGTTGATTCATATTCAGTATCACCAATCTGGTATGTTTCTGGGAAAATTCCGTCTTCACTCATTTGCTTTCTCCGTTTGTGTCTGACAAGAGTTCTTTAAATAGTTGTAGAACAGTCTCCGAAGGGGTGCCTGGGTTGCTAAGTACAGCCTCGCGAACCTTCTTCTTCTCATCCTTAGACAACTTCACAAGTGTTTCCGCTGGTGTACGAAAGAGGCGGGCTACAGTTTCACGAACATATTGGTGCTCGTCTGTCGCCAACTGTACCAGTGTTTCCACTGTTGTAGCGGGGTTCATGGCTACCTCTTCACGAATACCCCAGTCTATGTCTCTAGCTAGTTGCACCAGTGTTTTCACTGGGGTGTGTTGGTTTTTGGCCACCTCTGAACGAACGTGGTAGTTCTCATCCTTAGCCAGTTGTACTAGGATTCTCGCTGGTGTACAGGGGTGCCTAGCCACCTCTGAACGGATGATCATATTCTCATCCTTAGCCAGTTGTGTCCGTGTTTTCGCTGGTGTGTTAAAGTTCCTGGCCACCCCGGAGCGGACAAGCCAGACTTCGTCTGTTGCCAGCTTATTTAACAGAACCACTGGTGTATTGGGATTGCTGGCAATCTCGTAGCGATCTTCATCGTCTTTGTTCAACAGGTTCCTCCAGCGTGAGACCGGTCAGACACTGGGCACGGCTCCCCTTTGGGTGCTGCTGGCTGCCTAGCCTGTTCGACGAAGTAGTCCCAGTGAACCCAAAACAGATCGATATCGGGCAGCCCAGCCTTACGAAGCAGCTTGTCAGCAGCTTCGACCTCGACGAGCGCACCTGTAGACCTGATTCGAGGCGAAAACTCAAGAGCCACACCATGTGATGGACCTACATTAATAATGTCCAGACTCTCAAGCATTGTGCTCTCCTGAGAGCAGCGTGCTGATATGACGCTTAAAGAGCACAGCTGCTTCTTTAGCTATTGCCTTGCGCACCACCTGGTTGTCCACAATCTCTGACCCGGCCTCTGCAAGCACGTCAGCAACCATCGCCTGAATGACAAAAGGAGTATGTGACATATCCAAGCCTTCGGCAACCCCTGGAATCTTGTCAAGCACATGCTGCAACCGCATCGGCGTAACCCATTCCCGCGCGATCTCGTCAGCTTGTGTAAGTTGCTTGAGTTTATTAGGATCAGCCACGAAACGAGGCGACGCCGTCTCACGAAACGCCTCACCCTTGTGCTTGGCTATGACTCGGTTGGCATTAGTCACTAACTCAACAATTGGGCGCACAACAATACCCTCTCGGGGCTTGTCCTTACCCATCCCCCGCCGCTCAGCCACAATGCTGTAGCGATCCCGCTCAGCGTCAAGAGCCTCAACTACGGCAGGAACCCGTGTGTAGGGTACAAACTCCATGCCTAGCTTCTCAGCCACGATAGCCGCTTGGGGAACAGCCAACCAGTGCCCATCAATTTGCACCTCGAAGGCAATAAATGAGAGATCTGGTCCGTAAACTGCGGACATTTTTTGCATTTTACCGCCATAGGCTTCACCGTAAACGTGCACGGTGAAGCCCGTGAAGTTCTCCGCAAACCACTCCTGCAATTTATCAAAGTCAAAAATCTGCACGAAGGTATCATACTGGGCGCCCCCAGAAAAAAACGTGAGAACCTCGTCCTTCCAACTCACCCGTGCAGAGGTACCATGCACCTTCTCTAGCGCAAAGCACTCCTTGAGAAGGAGGACAGTCTGATCCTTGTACAAGTTTGGAATCTTCATGTATCCCATGTAACAGCAGCTTTCTCCGGTTTCTCACACTATAAGGATCTAAGATGGGGGCGTCAAGAGAATTTCTTCTTATCGGCCCAACTCGTCTGGGAGCACTCAAACTCCGCGATAAGATCAACCTTGTAATGAAAATCCTCCATAACCCGCCGCACTTCGTTCACAAGGTACAATTCATCCTTATGGATATACATCTGGATTTCATCATGTACAAGATTGACAATATTGCTCTTGTGTTCACGTAAAAGCTTATGGACGCGAACCACCGCCGCTTTGAACAAATCAGCACATTCTCCTTGAATCAAGGAGTTAGTGCTCTGCCGTTTGGCCTTACGCTCCATCCACGAAAGTTGGGGATCCCCTGTGTACTGGCAAGCATTTGCATGCGGAAGATGCCTTATTCTTCCAAAGCTATTGGTGAGGTACCCTTTCTGCTTGGCCTCCCGTCCACACCGATTCATTAGCTTCTTTACCCCGAGGTACCCATAAAGGTAAGCATCCAAGAAAGACTCACACTCCTTGATCCAGCGTTTCTGGGAGTACTCCCGCATGCTTTCTGGTCGTGGTATCTGCTCACTCAAACCAACTGCAGACACACCATAGATAGTTGCAAAGTTGAGCACCTTGGCTACGTTACGTAACTCCTTGATTTTCTTGAACATTGAGTCCGAACCATCAGCCTTGAAGTATATCTCTGAAGCATACTTGTAGTCGTACCTAAACATTGCGCACATGGTAGCCAAGTGAAGATCCATGCCCTCAGCATAGGCACGAAGAAGTGCAGGGTCTTCAGAGTAGTGAGCGGTCATTCTAACTTCAATTTGCGAGTAATCCGCAAACACAAAGACATAGTCTTCAGGAACAATGAAAGCAGCTCTAATTGTTGTGTCTTTTCGGGGAATATTTTGTAAGTTTGGATCGGACGCAGACATGCGGCCTGTAGAGACATTCTGCCTAAAACTACAGTGAAGAATATTGTCTTGCGTAATCTTATCCAAAATAGAGTCAACATACGTACCCTTAAGCTTCGTCTTAGCCCTGTAGTCCAAGATTAACTGAAGGTCTGGATGTCGTTGCACTAGCTTTGCGAGTACATTAGAGGCTACACTGTAGTGGGCCTCACACGAGCCCGCTGCACATGCCATACACCCTGTAGATGCGGCGGTGTGTTCGGTAAGTTGCACTCCCCTAGTAATCAGGGCACATACAAGCTGAGCATTTGAGTTAGGATTGGTCATACCGAAACTATGCACTATCTCAGCGTGCAGTTTACTAATCTCTACCTCAAGCTTCTCCCCCGCCGAGATTAGGCACCCACGATCAATGAGTGCTCCGCGCTCCTCGATGTCCAGGAGCGCCTCAGTGAGTTCGTGCTCTTGAGTAATGAGGGCTACCAGTTTCTCATTCCATTGGATATTCTCAACAGTATAGTGAAACACCTCCCATGTTAGATAGGTATCCAAGCCTGCATACTTGGCCATCATGGTCAGCGGAACAAAACCGTAGTGCACAGCACTCTTGCAAGCGTCTGCATATGGATGATTGGCTAGCTCTGCCTTGGCAAGTCGCTTAATTGCTAGAATACTCTTGTCCTGGTGCTCAATAAGGTTATGGAGTTCCTCCACACGGATACTGATGGCATCCTTGTACACCTTCTGACGAGCACGAGCCTCATCGGCACGCCACTTATCTATGATCTTTTCATCCTTAGCGGCATCTTTATGCACTACCCCCTTCTGTGGACGCCCAAACATGTCCTTCCAGCCGGATGAGATAACCTTCAGCTTACCGGGTGCATTCTCATCATAGAGTGCCCAGAACAGCGATGCGTCCCTTGTGTGCGTGTTATCAACTATACCCTCCTTAAGCAGGAAATGTTTGTCAAACTTCGCGTTGAAGTAGATCGTAGTGACATCCTGCTGCGCAAAAAAGGCGCTCAAATCTAACAACAGGTGTGCAAAGGGTACCTGTGTTTCTTGCTTGCCCCCAAGTACAGAGTCCTCATGTCGGGTCGCAACGTAAAAGTTTTCGATGCCCCAACCAAAAGAGAAGCCAATAATATGCTTGTCTAGATAGTACTCAAAGCCAGTTGTCTCTGTGTCAAACGCAACTTTCTTTTGTTGCATTAATAGTTCAAATACGGCGTCCCACTCTGCTTCAGTGTGAACCAAGTGACACTTGGCACCGTTGACTCCACTGTAAGTTGTAAGGGGTATCCCATTTACCTGCTCCCAGGGTTCCCCGGCTATCACTTACCGCTCCGAATTTCGTCGGTAATTCGGTCGTCTCCTGCGCAGGTGTAAACCTTGCACACAAAGGGACGCTTGTCGTAGATAGTGCACCCATTCTTGAAGAACGGACAGTAAGAACCTGGCGTACCCTCCAGGGCATAGTACACCTCGTTACCCACAACCTTGCTGAGCATAAGAGCCGACCCTACAGAAACCCTGCCCAACTTACTTATGTCCTCGGGTGTAACCTTGACCGCATACGGAGCATACAAGCCACTCTCATACTCATCTTGGGTCAACGCTACAAAGAACTTATAACAACACGCTCCTACACAAGTGGAGCACCCTGGGTCTGCAGGACTCTTCACATTTCGGAGCAACTTGAATACCCGCTGCTGTGCCAGCAGTTGCCCGGATACTCGGTTGCCTACAACAGGCAACCTAACTTTATTCGCAGATTCAGCAGGTTTGTTGATCTTAGAGGGCTTGTTTACAAAGTTGTTCACTTGCAATACTTCGCTGTGTGAGCCTCCGACCGAGCCCGCAAATGATCAGATTTAGCCTCAGGACTCATCAAGCTGTACGTAGCCAGCTTTGGCGCAGTGAACAAGCTCTCTGCCAAACCCCCGCACTTGGGGCACTTTACCGTGGCAGTTACTGATCCGGAAGGAACCTGCACTAACTCCTCAAACTGAGAACCACACTCACACATAAAATCAAACATCTTATACATCGTACACCTTCTTGATGAGCAGTGCGAGTACCTTAGCCTCGGCTTCTTTGGTGATCAACACTTGGTACAGGAAATCTTTAGCTTTTCGTTTGTTACTGGCTGGTATTAGTTCTGATTTTATCGGAATCTTAAGTTTCTGTAGCTCCAGCACCAACGGAGTAGCCACTTGCACCTTGGCATGGTTTTCTACGTCTGTCCAGAACCGGGCAACCTTTGTCCCACCACACACCAGGGTATGAGAACTCGCAGCCCGAGCAACCAACACATTGCCAAGGTGCCCATGATCTTCCAGAAACTTTTCACGAGAAAGGTAGGTCCACCGGGTCGGAAGGTATCCTACCTCTGCAGCCAAACTAGCCATAAAAGTAGCAACAAGATGATCCACAGGTCTGTCCAGATTGATATATCCCACCCTACTGTATTTTGGAATTGTAGAAGCGTCTTTAACCACTTTCTCCTCTTGTCCCTAAACTTGTTACTCATCAGTTGACCTCAGTTGTAGGCTTGGAGGTAAGCCCCCAAGTGTTGATATACTCCTCGGTCTCCTTCCACTCCTCGTACTGGACAAGCCCCTCCCTAACTTCCTCCACGAAGTCCTCAGGGCTTACTTGACGTACTGTAGCACCTGCCGCGATTTTTTGTACTTCCTCCTCCAAGTCCCAATAACAAAAGGACCCCCACACGCACTCACCAGAGTCTAAGCGGAGCCTGGGCATTGGAGGCTTCCCTGTTTTACGGTAAAAGGCTACAATATCTCGGTAATCTGTAAGAGGCTCCACCGAGTCCTCGTCAAATATACCAAATAGGCCCTCGTATACACCGTACCCAAGTAAGGCCAGTACAGGCTTAGTGACGCACTCATCCCCATCATAGGAAACAAAGGCGCCTATACGACAGCCTACTTCGTCGTCAGGGACATGTATACTAATGGATATTATAGGCACAAACACCACTTCTGATAGTCAAGAGATGAGCAATCAATCGAAGATCTAATCTGCTGCTCAATGGCCAACTGTGCATAAACATTAGGAATCCTGAAGGTGTCCCCAACATCCATGGAGGACTCCCAACTATCAAAGGATACAACCGAGACCTTGTCCATGTGATCGTTGAGCATCTTTACAGCCTTCATCATGTCTTTATGTGCGTCACGCTTATCATACCACAGCGTCACAGATCGTGCACCTAGCTCATAAAGCAGCGCACACTGCCGTTCCGATATATGTTTACCAAACGTCGCATATGAACTCCAAGAGGTGGCGTTTCGTATCGCCAACGCATCCAATATTCCCTCTACGAGCACAACCTCCCCCTTATTGCCCACGTTGGGCCACACCAGTTCAGCTAACTTGGAGTTGGGAGCAGATGTGTATTTGGCTGCAGACTTACCTGTTACATCCCTAGCTTGCCACGAAGCCAGTATCCCATTTCCAGCATACACAGGAAACAACAGTCTTGGGGACGCCCCATAGACACCCTTGGCTTTGACAAGATTAAGCAACTCTTTAGTAAGCCCTCTAGACTGAGCATACTCCCAAACAGGGTCCCCAGTCTCAAACACAATATTCCTGGCGTCAGGAGGAAAATTCGTGTGTACAACCTCTGCCACAGGATCATCCTGCGCGGGTTCTGCTATTTTACGAAGCCAAGTGTCCATGAACTCATCCGATGGGGCCTTGGGTGCATAGTCCGCTGTGATTCGCATTAGAGCGGCTACGTAGGTTATAGATTCCGTCTTGGCTACAAAATGC